AGTGAAAATTCAAGTGTATTTTTACAATTTAGTCATTTATCAAATATTCCTACATTATCATCAAGTAGAGATTTTCATTTTGGAGAATGTCAATATTTTCAAGGTGTTGGTAATACTTCTAATAATAACTTATTTAATCTATATTGGTTACCTTATTTCAATGAGCTTTATAATCCTGATACAAGGACTATGACTTTAAAGGTAAACATAACTCCTGGAGATATAAATACTTTTAATTTTTATGATACTGTCTTTATTAAAAATAGAGAATTTAGAGTAAACAAAATAGACTACAAACCAAACGACTTAGCAACTGTTGAATTTATATTAATACCATAATGGCAAAAGCATACACTATACCATTCTTACGAGATTATCCTGTTAAACCATCAATTACTTCATCATCAGGAGTTGTAACCTTTACTGATGGAACTAATGACGTATTGCCTAATCAACAACAATGTGAAGCTTATGGATATACATACGATAAAGAAACAGGTACTTGTTCGGCATTTGTATTCAATACTAATATAGATAATAATACAATTAATGAAAATAATAATGTACAAGGTTCAGGAAACGTAACAGAAACAGGTACTAACAACACCTATATAATGGGAGAAAATAATACTGTAAAAGGATTTTCAAGAAACAACATTGTAGTAGGTAATAATAATGAAATAGCTAATGGAATAAACAATGCTTCAGTATTTGGTACTTTAGGAGAGGTTACAGCTGATAACTCAATAGTCTTAGGGGGTAATGCTCCAACAGACAATTTAGCTGAGAGACAAAGTATTCAATTAATGTATGGAGTACAGACAACAACAGGAAGTACAGTAGATTCATACTTAAATAATATTACAGATAATTATTTTACTATTCCTGAGAATACTGCTATGTATTTTCACGCAGATGTTTTAGCAGTAAGAGTAGGTGGTACAGGAACAGGTAATGCTGGAGACTTTTTAAGTTGGGTAGAAAGAGGAGTAGTAATTAATAAGTCAGGTACGTTAAGTATAGAAAGAGAAAGAGATACTATTGTAGGATCAGGTAACCATACAAATTGGAGACCAACAGCTAATGTATCAGGAACTAATTTTAGAATGACAGTAAGAGGAGATACAAATCAAACAATAGAATGGTGTAGTAATATAACATTCACACAAATTAAAACAGGTGTAGCACTTTAAAACAATAGATATGGCAGATAAAGTAGTATTAGAAGCAGAAGTAAAATCAAATATAGGAGAAGTATCACAAGATGCAAGTTCTTTAGCTAGTGAATTTAAAGTTATGGGTGTTTCTTTAAATGATGTAAAAGCTGGATTTGTTTCTATGGGTAGAGCTGCAAAAGCATCATTTGCAACTTTAAAAGCAGGATTAATGAGTACAGGTATTGGTGCATTAGTTATTGCTTTAGGTTCTTTAGTTACTTATTTTACTCAAACAGAAAAAGGTGCAGAAAAGCTTAAAGTTATAATGTCAGGAGTTAATGCTACATTTAACGTATTTAGAGATAGAGTTTCTAAAGTAGGAGAGACATTATCTAATGTATTTAATCAAAGTTTACTTACAACAATAACAGACATTGCAAATGCTTTTAGAGGTATAACTAAAGAAATAAAAGAAGAAGTTACTGCTACAACAGCTTTAACAGAGCGTACTAATAAATTAGTTGATGCTGAAAGAGCTTTAAATGTAACAACAGCAGAGAGAAGGGCTAAAATTGAGGAATTGAAATTAATTGCAGAAGATGTTACTAAAGAAGAAGGTGAAAGATTAGCAGCAGCAAAAGTTGCATTTAATATGGAACAAAAGTTATTAGATGCAAGAGTTACAAATGCTGAAGAAGCAGTAGCTATACAAAAAGAATTAAATGATCTTTCAGAAAGTGGAGAAGAAGATTTAGATGCACTAGCAGAAAAAGAAATAGCATTAGCAAATATAAGAGCAGAAAGTGCAACAAAGCAAATAGAATTAAATAATAAAATTAATGCTATTAAAGCTGAAATTGCTGCACAAGAACAAGCAGATGCAGATGCTTTTGAAGCATTACAAATATCACAAGCAGATGCCTATCAAAAACGAGTAAATGAAGAATTAAGACAAATACAACAGAGAGAACAAGCTTATTCAAATTTAGCAAGTGGATTAAGTGCATTAGCAGGAGAAAATAAAGAATTAGCAGCAGCTAGTGCAATTATAGATACTTATGCAGCTGCAAATAAAGCATTAGCAATAGCAGGACCAACAGGTTTTATACAAGCAGCAGCTATTATTGCAGCAGGTCTGGCTAATGTTAGAAAAATATATGAAACTCCAATACCAGGAAGTGGTGGTGGTTCAGCAGGTGCAAGTCCGCAAACTCCAGCACCACAAATGATGTCAGGAGCTTTTGAATTAACAGGTGGACAACCTACACAAGCACTTAGAGCTTATGTACTTACAGATGAAATGACAGATAGTCAAAACCAATTAGCTAATATAAGACGTAGAGCTACAATTTAAAAATCAAATAAATATTAATTAAATCTATTATATAGTATGCCTTGTACAAAATGTGAGAACGGAAAATATAAATGGGGAAAGACAGGAAGCTGTGAATATGATTCAGTAGCTGAATGTGAAGAAGCTAATAAAGACTATTACGAAGATATGAAACCAACTAAGATAGTAGAACTAATAATACAAGACGATAATCAAGAATTAGCTATTGATGCTATATCTTTAGTTACAAGTCCAGCTATTGAGCAAGATTTTGTATATTTTGGTAAAGAGAAAAACAACTTGACATTTGCAAAGGTAGATGAAGAAAAACGTATGCTAGTAAGTCCTGCTTTAATACCTAACAAGCAAATATTTAGATATGATCCTAATACAGACTCAGACTACTATGTGTATTTTAGTCCTGATACAGTTAGAAAAGCTAGTGAGTTATATTTAAAGCATAATAATCATCACAAAGCTACATATCAACATCAAGATAGAGTTTCAGGTGTTCTAACAGTAGAGTCTTGGATTAAAGAAGGAGATATGGATAAGTCAAAAATGTTTGGCTACGACCTGCCAAATGGTACTTGGTTCGTTAAAATGAAAATAGACAATGATGATCTGTGGCAAGAGATAAAACAGGGCAATTTAAAAGGTTTGAGTATAGAGGGGTATTTCACAAATAAATTTGAATCTATGCAAAATCAAAAGCCAACAGACCAAGAAATACTAGAAGCTTTAAACGAAATAATAAACGAAAATCAAACAAACTCAAAATAAATCTATTATATTAAAAAAGAAACTATGGACATTAAAGAACAAATATTAGTAGCACTTGGTCTTAACAAAAGTGAAGAACCAATCAAATTAGAATGGCAAGCAAAGTCAGAAGATGGCACTATTTTCGTATCAACTGCTGAAGAATTAGCATCAGGAGTAGATATATCTGTACTAACTGAAGATGGTACTACAATCCTTTTACCTATTGGTACTTACAAGACTGCTGAGGGTGTAACTTTCAGAGTTGAAGAAGAAGGTGTAGTTGCTGAGGTTATGGAAACAGAAACTGAAGAAGAAGTAGAAGCTACTGAAGACAAAGAAGAAATGGCAGAAGCTGTTGAGTTTGCATTTCCTGAAACTGATGCAGAAAAAGCAGATTGGGCTAAGTCTTACGAAGAAATGAAAGATAAAGTAGATAACTTAATGGATGCAATTGCTGATATTAAATCAAGAATAGGAGAAGGCGAAACAGAATCTGAAGAATTATCTGAAGAAGTTATTGAAGTAGTTGAACCATCTACTAATCCTAAGTCTATCAAAACAACTGAAGTAGTTGAATTTTCAGCAGAAGAAGAATTAGAGAAGTTAAAGTCTGAAAACGAAAAACTTAAAACTGAATTAGCTAAATCTCCAGCTGACTCACCAATTAATACAAATAAATTTAGCTCAGAAAGAAAAGCTCTATCAAGAAAAGAATACAGCAAACTATCTAGGCAAGAAAGATTTTTATACAACTTAAACAAATAATAATAATTTAAAATTTTAAAAAATGGCGTTTACTACAACATCAAACTTTTCTGGAAAAGCAGCAGGTTTTTATATCTCAGCAGCTTTAAAAGAAGCAAAATCACTTGACTTTCTTAATGTAATAGAAAATATCAAGTTCAAATCTAATATCCAACGTATGGCTGGATCAGGAGTAGTTGCTGATGCAACTTGTGACTTTACAGGAGCAGGTACTTTAGCACTTACTGAGAAAGTATTAGAACCTAAAAACTTACAAATCAACTTAGACCTTTGTAAATCTACTCTTTTAGATTCTTGGGAAGCTTTACAAATGAGAGCAGGAGCAGGAGCACCACCTCCAGCATCTTTTGATGACTATGTTATCTCTTATATGGGAGAAATCATTGCAGAAGCAACAGAAGAAAGCATTTGGTCAGGTACAGCAGTAGCAGGGAAATTTAACGGTTTCTTAGGAGCTGCAACAGGTTACCTTTTACCAGGAGTTGATGCAACAGTTGTTCAATCAACAGCTTCAGGAGCTTACACAGCAGCTAACATTATAGCTAACCTACAAACTTTAACAGCTGATATGGCTACTAATATTTCAGCAGTATTAAGAAAAGAAGACTTGCATATCTATATGAGTCCTAAAACTTATGCTTTATATATCTCAGCTATCTCAGCAGCAGGATATGTAAATGCTTACTCTATGAACGGAGACTATGAGCCTTTATTTGAAGGTTACAAAATCGCAGTTTGTCCAGGAATGGCAGATGACGAATTAGTAGCAGCTCAAAAATCTAACTTATTCTTTGGTACTGACTTATTATCAGATGCTACAAGAATCACATTGATGGATATGGCTCAGTTAGATGGTTCTGACAATATGAGATTAGTTGCAAGATACTCAGCAGGTGTTCAAACTGGAGTAGGAGCTGATATCGTAAGACAGTCGTAATAACAAAAATAACGGGAGAGTGTAAAAGCTCTCCCTTAACTTAAAAATAATAAACAATGGCTTGTACAGCACTTACTAGAGGAAGAACATTGAACTGTAATAGAATTAGTGGAGGTATTTCTGCTGTTTATTTTGCAGTCTTAGACCAAATTACATCTATTACTTATGATTCAACTGCTGCACCAAACGGTGTAAGAGAGATTGATGATATAGATATGGGTGCTAATAGTATTTACAAATATGCTTTACCATTAGGTACATCATCTTTAACAGATACTATTGTAGGTTCAAGAGAAAATGGTACTATATACTATACTCCAACTATCAATATAATTTACAATAAACTAAGTAAAGAGGATCAACAAGAGATTAAATTATTGGCTGCAACTAAAACAGTTGTATTTGCTGAATTAAATCAACAACTTGCTAATGGACACAATGTAATTGTAGCTATGGGAATGGTTAATGGAATGGAACTTAATGCAGGTACTATGGACTCAGGAGCAGCTTGGGGAGATAGAAACGGATATACTTTAACTTTTGATGGAATGGAATCCCAACCTTTTGCAATGGTTCAAGATTACACAACAACACCTTTTGACAATTTAGATTCAGGTGGGCCGATTCCAATTGTATCAACAGGACTATAATCTTAATTAGTAGTTTTCATATATTTCTTAGAGGAGAGTAGCTTAATTGTTACTCTTTTCTTTTTAAAGGCAAATAAAAACAGACTTTTTCTATTATATAGTATGATACAAGCAATAACAGAGACTAATCTAACAACTTTCTTACAAACTGAAGACAATCGTATCAACACTTCAGTAGCTTCATCACAGATAAGACATTTGTTAAAGTTTACTAATGATATGGATAAGTCAGTTCAATATGCTTATGGAACTACTGAGACAATATTTCCAAGATATACAGAGTTTACTTTTACATACAATACAACTCCTGATGTTTATATTGGAGATATTAAATTCTTACCAGCTGGATATTGGAAGTATGAAGTTTACGAAGTTAGTTGGGTAGGTGCAGTATCAGTATCATCAGGTAATGCTCCTGCAACGGAGAATGATGTTTTAAGCCCTCCTGCTGACACTAAAGGCATAGTGCAAGGGTTAGTTACCAAAGGCAAGATGTATGTCGCAGAGAAAGACGGAACACAACAAGTACAATACAATGAATATGAGCCAAGCTCAGGAACAAATTATATATATTACGGACAATAAAAAATTAAAAAATGGCAATAGAAAACGTACAACAGCTTTTAACAGAGCAACTAGGAAAACACAGATGTGATGTTATAGGTACAACGGCAATGACAGGAAAAGATTATTATGCTATATATTTCCCTGTGGAAAGTGTAATAGCAGATATTACTGCAACTAATGTACAAGCAGTTACAGGATCATCAGCAACTAGACTACAAACTACTTATGCAGCAGGAACAACTTTATTCCTTACAGTAACAGATATACAGCTTACAAGTGGAATAGCAATTTGTTACTATAACCAACCTTTATAATGAAATTAGCACTAGGAATATCTTTACCTTCTAGTAATAAAGGAGGATTAACACCTGTACAAAAGCAGGTTAGTGACTTTAAAGCAAGAGTTATTGCTGATGGTGGAGTATTTGAGGCTAAGGCTTGTTTAGAAGCACAATTAACAACTTTAAATAATATAGAATGAGTTTATTAGATGATGTTAGTATAGTAGTAACTCCTAACGGATATAAGGCAGGAGAATTGTATGCAGTTATTCCTGTACCTACTGAGGGTGCTGAAGAAATAGTTGATAGTAGTTTTGCTAATGATTTAGATGATTGGTCTAAGTATGGGGTTACAAGTGCAACAGGAGGAGTAGCAACTATTGGTGCTAGTGCTAATTCTGGTATATTTCAAGGTATATTGACAGAAGGAGTTAGATATACTGTTACGGTTAATGTTATAAGTTATAATGGGGTAGGCA